GATTCTTTAGGAAGTTTATATCCAGAAGTATTGAATATTTGGTCTGATGAAAATGATAAATCACCATTTGAAATAGCTCCTAAAGCAAGAAAAGCATATTGGTTTAAGTGTGAAGATGGAATTCATAATAACTATAAAAAAGCTATTTATTCTGGTGCTAAACATGGCTTTAGATGTCCAGAATGTAGTACAAGTAAAGGCGAACAAAAAGTTTCAGAATTTTTAACAAATAACGATATAAAATATATACCACAATTTGAATGCAACGGTTTAACAGGTGTTGGTGGTGGCAATTTACGTTTTGATTTTTTTGTTCCAAATATAAATACAGTTATTGAATATGATGGGATAGGACATTATGAACCAATAGATTTTGATGGTCTAGGTAAAGAAATCGCTGAAGAAAAATTCAAAATACTAAAAATCCATGATAAAAGGAAGAATCAATATTGCAAAACTAATGGGATTAAAATGTTAAGAATTCCTTATTTGGATTTTGATAATATCGAAGAACTTCTTAAAAAAGAGTTAAAAATAAATTAAAAGAAAATATAAGAAAGTAGGTGATGATTTTGGCAGTCGCTAAAAAACCTAAAGAAGAAAAAACTTGTTTAATCTGTGGCGAGACAAAATCAGCTTCATCCACAAATAACAAATTTTATACAAATAGAAATAAAATTTTAAATGAAAAATTTGGAGTATGTAAAGAATGCATTGAAAAAATAGGATTAAATGATAGTTTAGAAGATGTCCATTTATTGTTAAGATTAATGGACATTCCTTTTATCCCTGAAAAATGGGATGATTGTACAGCACAAACAAATACACTCATAGCATATATGGGAAATAAAGGTGTTAATTTACCTAAAGTAAAATACAACGATAAGGTTTTAAATGAGATGCATTATATTGATAGTCCTAATTTTTCACAAGTTAATAATGTTTTAGAATTTTTAATGATGAGTTCTGAAGAGAAAATGAAAAACATTGAAAAATGGGGAGAAGCTTTTTCAGATGCGGAATGTTATAAAATGAATAAGTCAGTTGAAAATAATATTAAAGTAACTGGTAGAGATGATTATCAATCCATTAAAAGTTTTGAGAGACTTGCAAGAGCAGAAATACAATTAGATAGAGCATACGCTAATACAAACTACAAACAAAATGATATTAAAAATGCAGAAGATGTTTTAAATACGGTTATGAAACAAGCAGGTTTAGCATTTGAGCAATTAACCAAAACAAATAGTGACAGCACTCTTGGGACAGATATAAGAGATGTTATAGAAAATTATGAACCTATGCCCGAAGCAATTGAACCTTTTGATGATATTGATAAGATTGGAAAATATATTACACGATTTTTAATGAAACCATTATTACGAAGTGTTGGTAAAGATAATAGTTCTCTTACGGAAGAATACGAAGAAATAAAGTTAGAAATAAAAGACAAAAAGAATAAATGGCTTAATAAAAATAAGGATGATTCAAATGAAAACGAAGATAATTAAAAAAGAAAGACTTCGTGGAGCTTTATTAAACAAAGATACTCAGTATAAAGATGGTTTAAAAATATGGATTCCATTTTGGAGAAAAAATATACATAGATTTATAATGGATTATTTTGAATGTAATGAAATGAAATTATTTCAAAACATATTATTGTGGTTAATGTCAAGAAGTGTAGTTTTCGTATATTTAGCCAGCAGGGGACAAGGAAAAAGTATGATCGTTTCATGGTTTGCTTGTGGAGAAGCCGTTTTGCTGCCAGGAATTGAAATTGTTATAACAAGTGGTACAAAAGGACAAGCAAAATTAATAGTTTCGTCTAAGATAGAAAAATTTGCTGAAAAATATCCAAATTTAGATAAAGAAATATTAAAGATAAATAAAAGTGCAAATGAAATCATAGTGTTTTTTAAAAATGGATCTACAATAACTTGCGTAAGTCCAAATGACAATAGTCGTGGATATCGTGGAAATATTTTAATTATTGATGAATATAGAATGGTTAAGAAAAATATTATAGATACCGTTCTTAAAAATTTTCTTACTTCGAGTAGAAGTCCTAAATTTTTAACATTAAAAAAATACGAAGGTTTTCCAATTGACGAATTTGAACCTAATAAAGAAATTTATATGAGTTCTGGGTGGTTTAAAAATCATTGGAGTTGGAATAAATTTGAAGATACTGTTACCGCAATGACTACATTAAATAAAGATGGTACAGAATTAAAGAAATATTGTGCTTTGAGTATTCCTTATACAGTTCCTTTATATCATGGAATATTACCGCTATCAAAAGTTGAAAACGATATGGATTCTCCTGATTTTTCACCTGTTAAATGGTCGATGGAAATGGAAGCTTTGTTTTTTGGACAATCAGAATCGGCATTTTATCAATTTGATGTTATTGATAAAGCTATGAGCCTATCAAATGCTTTTATACCAAATGTAAAAGTTGATAAAGTTTATAATAATAAAAAACTTATATATGATTTCAAACTATCTGAAAAAGAAGATGGTGAAATCAGAGTGATAGGGGTAGATGTCGGCGGAACAGGGACAGATAATGATGTATATGTGTGTATTAGATGTATTCCTGAAAGTTATGGTAGGCAAGAAAATAAAAAATATTATTATAGAAAAGAAGTTGTTTATATAAAACATATATCTGTGGCGCATTCAGAAATTAAAGCAAGAATATTAAAGAAATTAAAAGAAGATTTCCAAGCTGACTTTATAGTAATGGATACTTTTGGCACATCTTCGGCTTTATATGAAGCTTGTTGTCGTGTAACTTTTGATGAAATTAATGATATTGAGTATTCGGCTTGGACGGCGATGAATGATGAAAAATTAGATAGTATGAAAATGGATGAAAATGCTGAAAAAATTATATATTCAGTAAGAGCTTTTGCTCAGTTTAATCATGATATTGCGCATACGTTAAAAGAAGAATTAACATCGGGCAAGCTTCATTTGTTACAAGGCAGAGAAGAAGCAGAATCCGAATTTAATGATAATATTAGTTGGTTTTCTGAAATGTCATTAACTGATCAAGTTGAGATGCTATTGCCTTTCGATGAAACTTATTTAACGATGATAGAATTAACAAATTTAGATGCTGTATATAATGACAAAGGGTTGGTTTCAATAGAAAAACCTGCTGGCGGAAAGGTAAAGCGTGACCGCTATAGTTCTTTAGCATATAGTGTTTGGTTTTGTAAAGAATTAGAGAAAACAAATTTAAATAAACATTCTAAAAAGAAAAAATCAAATTGGTCATCATACATGTTTCATGATTAAATAAATTAAAAAAGAAAGGAGGGACATTTTGAAAAATAAAAACAACGAAACTATAAATTTTGCAGATTTAAATACTAGATTTGGCGGAGTATACGCATTAGATTTTTCTTCTACAATTAAAAGTAATTTATCCTATACAATAGAACAAGTATATTCGGCGATTGAAAGTAAAGATAAGGCAACTTTAATGCAAATGTCAAATTATTTCTATCTTGCAAGTGGGCAATATCGTAGAATGATTCATCATATTGCAACTTTACATAAATTTTCGTATATTTATACACCAATAGGAACATCAAAAGGTTTTGAATATAAAAAATTAGCAAAAACTATGGACAAGGTTACGGAATATGTATCAAATGCATATATAGAAGATTCTTGTAGATATATTGCTTTTGAAACAATCTTAAATGGATTTTCCTATTTTTATGAAAGAACAGAAGATAATCAAAATGTATTGCAAGAATTACCTTTTTCTTATTGCCGAACACAATATAAAATCAATGGTAGCAATGCCATAGAATTCAATTTTAAATTCTTTGATGACTATTACAAAGACACCATATTGAAACAGCAAGCTTTTGATTTATTACCAGATGAATTTCTAACATTATATAATGAATACAAAAACGATAAAAGTAATGGTCGAGAAAAGAATTGGAAATTATTAAATCCCGATTTTACTAGATGTCATAAAATAACTCAGGATGGCACGCCATTTTTGGCAGGAGTATTCACCGATTTAATTGATTTAGCTGAAAGTAAAGAAGTACAAAAGGCAAAAAATAAACTTGAATTATATAGAATCATTGTTCAAAAAGTTCCTATTGATGATAAAACTGGGGAAATTCTATTAGAAAGACCAGATGTTGAAGATTTACATACCTCTTCAAGAAAAATGATTACTAATAAACAAGTTGAAATTTTGACAACCCCATTAGAAACAACGTCTGTGGATTTAAGTAATAAAGGTCAAAAAGATACTGAAATTATATCAAATGCCGTAGCAAGTGTATTCGATAGTGCTGGTATATCTCAAGTAGTATTCAATAATAGTAAAAATAATGGGCTTGCAGGATTAAAATATAGTTTAATTTTAGACGAATCAATTTTAGATGATTTTATTTCTCAGTGTCAACGTTGGTATAATTACAAATTATCTCTACTTACTGGAAGTATTAGAGTTGAAATAGAATTTTTAGGGGTTACTAGAAACAATCAACTGGAAATGGTGGGCATGTACAAAGAACAAGCCACTTTAGGCGGATCAGTAATGGCAATGATTGTATCAAGTGGAATTCCACAATATAAAATTTATTCTATGTTGGATTATGAAAATAATTGTCTGAAGATAAAAGATATAATGATACCATTAAAAACTTCTTACACTATGTCAGGTAGTGATGCAGATAATTTAGATGAAAACAAAGCAGGAAAACCACAAGCTAATGAAGATGATTTGTCGGATTCTGGAGCGGCACAAAAAGATAATGAAACAAATAAAAATAGAACACAAAGTTAGGAGGTTCTAATGGATAAATTTATAGTAACTCAAGATGAGAATACGGCTTTAGAACTTCAATCTTTGGGTTGTAAATTAATGAGTAAAAACAATGGTATTTATACGCTTGTTAATTGCTTGAACAAGATAAATTTTAGTAAATTTAGAGGACAGGCAATTTTAACAAATAAATTAAAATTCTAAGAAAGGAGGAAAATATGGTAACTAAAAGATTTAATTTTGAACCTCAGTTATTAGAATATGGCGAGGTTAATAGTGGTTTTGCAAGAGTTAAATTAGGTATTATGACAGATGAACAAATAGCAAATGGAACTCATTTTAATAAAGAAGTTATAAATAAACGTATAAATGGGCTTAATTATCTGCCTGTTGTAATGGAATACAAAGAAGATAAAGAAGATGCTGGAACTCATGGCGGAAAGATAGAATTATCTGATGATGGCATTAAATTTATAGATACTACTAAACCATACGGAGTAGTTATAGCAAATACGGCTAAATGGGAAGATGTTAAACAAAAAAATGGTGAAACCATACCTTATCTCACTTGTGAAATTTATGGGTGGATTGAGAGATATCCTGAATTGGAATGTTTATATAAAGGTAATCAAAATAACCAGTCAATGGAAATAAAAGTATTAGAAGCACATTTTGATGAAAATACTTGGGTATATGAAATTGACGATTTTGAATTTAGTGCTTTATGTATTTTAGGCTCTGATATTCAGCCCGCTTTTGATGAAGCAAAAGTTTCAACCGAATATTCTAAACAAGATTTCAAAGCAAATTATACAGAAATGTTAAATGCGTTGAATATATATTTACAAAATAATGGTAAGGAGGTATTTTCGTTGGATGAAGAAATTTTAGAAGTTGAAAATACTGAAGAATTTGAAGAAATTCAAGAAGAAAAACTTGAAAATGAAGAAGAGTTTAAAGAAGAAGTATTAGTAGAAGAAGTTGTTATAGAAGAAACAACTGAAGAAGAATTTGTAGAAGAAAAAGAACCAGAAGAAGTTATTGATTATCAAAAATTATATGACGATTTAAAAATTGAATATGATAAATTAGTAATATCAAATGGTGAGCTTTCTGATTATAAATCTACTAAAGAAAAAGAAGAAGAACAGGCACAATTTGAACAAGAAAAAGCAGAAAAACAAGAAGTATTTAATGCATTTTCAAATAAATTAGACTCTGAAGAAATGCAACCAATAGTAGATAAAATGGATAATTTATCTAAAGATGAAATTGAATTACAATTATTTGCATTGGTAGGCAAAAAATCAGATGATAATAAATTAGATTTTAGTAAAAATGAGAAACACAAAATTGGACTATTTGATAATGTTAGTTCTGATATGACGGACGGACTAAGAGCCGTAATAAGTAGAAAGAAAAAATAAATTAAAAAAAAGAAAGAGGTAATTAATAATGGCAAAAAATATGGTAAAAACATTTGTTAACCATCCAGTAGTAGAATTAACAAGAGTACAAGCAGTTAAAGACGGACATCACTTTACACAATATCCAATTACAACAGGTGTAGGTACATTAGAAAACGGTATGTTGGTAGCAGCAAATCACGTAACAGGAAAAGTATTAAAAGCATCAGCAATCACAGAAGAAGTTTATCTTCACGCTTCAGTAGAACATCTTTATAATGGTGAAGGAAGAGATCAATTTGTAGTAAATGAAACTAATGATTTCTTACCTAGAATTTATGAAATGCAAGTTGGCGATACATTTGAAACTAATGCGGTAGTATTTGACAATACGGCAACTACAGGTTACGCTATAGCAGGAACAATAGCTACAATATTTACAACAGTTGCTGCAACTTTAGCTGTGCCTACTGCTGTTTACGCTACAGTTTGTGTTGAAACTGGGTTCACTGGTTATACAGAACTTTTGGCAGCAAGTCCTACTGCTGGTATAATTCTACAAGTTACTAAAGTTATAACTTTGCCTAATGGTAAAAAAGGTTTTGAATTTATAGTAACAAAATAATTAAAAAAATTAAAATAAGAAAGAGAGTGTATAAATAATGGAATTTGCAAAATTAAAAGCAGAAATGGGCGAATTGATGAGAATCGCTTATACAAAAAAAATACCAACAAATTACGCAGAAAAAGATGTAACAGTTGAAGATGTGGAAGATACATTAAGATCAAAATTTAAAGAACTTTGTGAAGGGACATATGGTTTTCAGAAAAATAAATATGATATATTTGCATTAATTACAAGTGAAATAAAAGAAATTTTACCTAAAACCGTAGCTAAGAACATAGAAGTATTTGCTGATGTAAAAACTTACGGGCAAGGAGACAAACCAGAATTCCCTTTAAAATTAGGTAAAAAAGGCGTTAAACGTTTTGTTTCTGCGATAGGTTTAGGTGGTATTTATAAAAGAGTAAGATTAGATAACACAAAATTTACTGTAACCACTAAAGGTTTCGGCGGAGCTGTATATATTGAATTTGAACAATATCTTGATGGAGCATTTGATTTCTATGAATTAACTCGATTATTAATAGATTCAATAGAACAAACTATATATGGAGAAATCAAAAAAGCTTTTGACGCTGCAATAGTATCTTTGCCATCTACATCAAAAGATACTGGGGCTGGAATTGTTGAAGCTTCATTAACTAAATTAAAAGTTAAAGCTAAAGCTTTTGGCGAAAAGGTTGTTATGGTTTGTACAGAAACATTTGCGTCTACTGTTCCAGCGTTAACAGATGGAGATAAAGAAGATAAAAGAGCAAATGGTTTTGTTAAGAAATATAATGGAATGGACGTTGTTGTATTAGAAAACGGAGCAGATGAAGATGGTAATATAGTGTTTAAAGATGACACTGCTTATATCTTTGCCACAGGTGGAAGTGCTGACGAGAAAATAGTTAAAGTTGCTATTGAAGGAGACACTATAATTAAAGAAGTTGAGAATAGTGATTCATCTATGGAATTCCAAGCTTATCAAAAATTAGGAGTTGCTGTATTATCAACAGAAGGATTATTTACTTATGTTAATAGTGCATTAACGGTATAAAATAAATTAAAATAAGGGTGATTTGAAATATAATTACCCTTTTATAAAAGAAAATAAAAGAGAGGGTTAAAATGGTAGAAAAAACAAAAAAATTAACCGACACATCATTGATTACAATTAGGAATAATTCGGGCGGTGGGGTTTATTTCAATAATGATATGAATATACTTCGTGGATGGGAAAATCCAAATTCAATAAAAAAAATATCCTTATTAGAACTCATGCAATGTATGTCTCAAAGAGGAATATATGTTTTATTTGAAAAAGGTTCTTTAATTATAGATGAGTTAAATGCTGGTGAAATTAGAGAAATGTTGGGACTCCCTGAATTAGATGAATACATATTAACGTTAAACGAAGTTAAAGAATTATTAAAATCTAAAGATTATGAAGATTTAAAAAATGTTTTAAAATGGAGTAATAGTTTTCAAAAAGACACAGTAATTCAAACAGCTATTAGCGAAAAAATATCCGATGCAAACATTATTAATGTAATTAAAGAAATAACAGGACAAGACATCACTTCTTTGATAGTGACTGAAAAAGCAGAAGCTAAAAAAGAAGAAGTAATTGAAGAATCAAGACCAGTAAGAAAAAAGAAATAAAGGGGGAAATTAAATGAATACCCCATATTCAGAAATATACGAATTATTTCAATATAGAATAATTCGAGATACAACATTTTTTATAATAAATGCTAATCCAACCGAAGTACAAACTGTCGCAGAAGCACGAATGAAACAATTGTTAAATCAAGCTATATATGAAATTTTAAGTGTTCCAGACAAGAAAAATTTTGAAGTAAACTTTTTAAGTAAAGATGATTTAACTTCAACTTTTTTATTAGAATTGAATGAGATTGAGAAAAATTTAATGGCTGATTATATGTTTCAAGTTTATGCTTCAGAAGATTATATTGTACGTTGGCAAGCTTTAAAACAGAGATATTTTACCGATGATGAAATTAAAATAGTATTAAATTCTCCAGCTAATAGTTTGAAGGAATTTAACAGCTCTATTGTTTTGTTGAAGGAAGAAAATCAAAAAAAGGTCAAAGTATACTTGAGAAGAAATCGTGATGACTGGAAATTTAAAAGTTATAATTGGAATTTGGGTGTTTAATTATGGGAATAGATTACGCATTATTAAATACCATCAAGGCAAACTATTCAAATAATAATATGGCAGAAGATAAAGCGAGTATAATTGCGGATTTACAAAGTACAATGCAAAATGAATTAACTAATAATTTTATTTCGGATTTTGACGTTAAAATTGGAATGCCTAAATACAGAAGAACTGCGATTGTTAATTTTACAAGAGAAATAGTTATAGCTTTAAAAGATGAACGTTTCAAAGAGGCTGTCTATGATTCTCTTGCAGTTTCTATGTATACATATCCAGGCGAATGTAAAACTGGTGATTATATTACTATAAAAGAAAGAAATGAAGATGTGACTTATTTAGTGAGAGCAAAACCAGACCAAAGGATTAATCACGATAAAGCAATGTTATTAAATTGTCAATTTAACTTAAATATTTTAGATGATAATGGAATGACTGTGAGAAAATATCCTATATTTTTTCAGGATAATAAAAGCCGACCAGGAATTTCAGAACGTTCTGAAACTGGAGTTACTGAAAAATCTACTTTTCAAGCTTATTTAAGACATGATGAATATTCAAGACGTTTTGTAGACGTTACGGGAACAACCGCAGCAGGCAAGTCTAATAAAATTAGTAGAATATTAGTTAATGGTTTAGCTTATGACGTAGTTGGTAGTGATCCCGTTTCAATGCGTGGTCTGCTGACATTAGGATTAGAATTATCAAATAAAACACCAAATGATAATCTTGAATTAGGAATTGCAGACTATTACAATAACGTAACTCCAACACCGTCTGAAAATTTAATTTTGGGTGATGCTGATTTATGGATAGGCGATACTAATAATTACAATATTGTAACAAATAATACTGTAACTTGGGGATTAACTGATAATTCCGTAATTGCAACATTGGGATTAACTGGAATAAATGGTAAATGTACAGTAAGTTGTATTTCTAATACGGCATTGATTGGTAAAATATTAACTTTGACCGCTATTTTAAATACAGGTACAAAATATACTAAAATTATAACTATAACCAGTAGAATATAGGAGGCGGTAAAATGTATGGGCAATTAAATGAGTTAAGAGAAACAATAATGAATAAAGTTACAGAAAATAAAGACCTGTTAAAATTCATTTTTTATTGTAATACAACTATGACAGACGACATTTTATTACTTCCTAATTTAACTAAGACGCAAATAAAATCGTTGATAAATACACAAATTTTTAAATATAAAAGGATGCCGTTAAAAGACCAAGTTGATGCTAAATGTTTTTTGAGTATGCAATATACTCAAATTTATAGACATAAGGATAATTACTGGATAATGCCTTGTTTTGAATTTATAGTAGTTTGCCCAGATAGCATTAGTGAAACATTAAATGGCAACCGTATACTTGCAATAGAAAGTTGTATTGCTGACACATTTGATATGAAAGATATTGGGGCGATTGGATATGTAAAGGTTGACACGTCTCAAACAGAAACTGTAGATACAGGCTTCGGTTCACGTAAAATTCCTATACGATTTGTAGACTGGATTAAGAGATGAAAGAAGCAGAATTAGAGAAATTAAAAGGATTATTTATGTTAGGTGAAGATATTGAATATCAAGACATTGTAATTCGAAATTATGAGCTTGGCGAAATATTTAAAGATTTAAAATTAGATAAATATAATTATTTGTTAAGTTTTGCTGTTCTTGATGTTAAAGATATTTTTAAAGACAGCAAAATTAATATAGATAAATTAAAAAAGTATGATGTAATTTGTGATATTCCCGAATTCAATAATTGGTTTATAGAATTTCTGAACACCTTTACCTATTTAAAATGGGAATTTGGAAAGTTTAGAGATTTTGTGACTTATAGTGATGGTAAAAGAATTAGAATTACAGAAGATAAATTCGATGGTTTCATGGAATTATTTAAAAAAATGTACTGCGTTAATCGTAGTAAAACCGAAGAAAAATATGATTTATCTTGGGCGACTAGTGACAAAGCAAGAGAAATGATGGAAGAATTCGCCGAGGATGAACGTAAACAGAATGCTTCAAAATCTAAAATTACTTTAAATGGAATTATTAATGGGATATGTAGCGAATCAAATGGTTATACATTATTAAACATATGGAATTTAACTATGTATCAATTAATGAGTCAATATTATAGTATTGAACAAAACAAGAACTATGGATTTGTCATGAGCAGTATTTATAATGGTGTTTATGATACAACAAAAAATAAATTAAATATTGAAGATATCCATTGGGCTTGTGAAATAAAAATTTAAGAATAAAAAATAAGAAAGTGAGTGAATGAATATGGCAATTACTAACCCTATCAAAGAGTATGTTGTAACTGGTATAAAAGCTTTAAAATTTTACGATTCTACAGGAAAATTTGTTGGTAAAATAGATAAATTAAATGATTTAGCTATTAGCGACGAGACTGCGTCTAGTGAACTTCGAGGCGGCTTAAATAATGGAGTCATCCTCAAATTGTTTGGAGATCGAACAGTAAATTTAACTGCCAATAATGCAGTTTTTTCAGATGATATGATGCAAATAATGACAGGAAATGTTAAATCAGCAAAGACTGCAAATAGACCAGTAGAGGATATAAAATTAACAATATCTGCTAATACTGTAACATTATCAAAAACACCTTCGGCAACAGGAGATGTGAGTATATTTTTATCAAATGCAAATGGAGAAGATGTGACAAGACTTACTAAAGTGGCATCTGCGCCTACTGTTGGGCAGTACTCAATCGTTGATAAAATTATCACGTTAACAAGCGGGACTACGGGTTTTATCAATTCGTACTATTTTGAAAGTATTGAACAAGAAATTATTGAGGCATTGGCAAATAGTTATCCGATATATCGTGCCATTGGTGAATGTTTAGCTACTTCTACATCAAATAAAAAGGTATATTTTTGCAATATAGATATGCCAAATGTTCAAATTTCTCCTAGTATCAATATATCGGCAAAAAATTCATCTGACGCTCCTGACACAAATCCTATATCTCTCGATTTGTTATCAATTAATACATATCCTTATGCTTTACAGTTTATTGAGAAATAATGAAGTATAAGATTACTAAATTATATTCGGGAAATGTCGAGTTTATTTATGGAGAGAACATGATTATGTTGACAGAATTTAAACCTTCAATAGTTTTAACTAGGAGTGAATATCATTCCATTCTTAAACATAAACAGTATTTAATTGACAATCAATTTGTAGCTGTTGAATTTGTAGAAGAAGAAGTTAAAGAAAGTAAAGATGTAAAAAAGTTTAATAAATAAATTAAAAGTGAAAATAGAATAAGAATTGCAAACTTATTTGACAAGGTGAGTAAAACTGAACTCACCTTTTTCAT